TACGAGAGCAGGAGAAGGAGCTGAAGAAGATAACGCCTAAGCAGGTCTGGCGTGACATGCTGATGATCCAGAACAAGTCTTTGCTAGATCACAAGCACAAGCTGGAAAAGATACGGCTGGCTAAACTCAAGAAGCAACGTCAGATAGGTGACGCAGTTAAGAACATACTAGCTACTATAGTAGTCCTTGCTGCGTTTGCTGGCACATACTGGTTATTTAACACAGGAACACTTTAATGGAATACTTACTTGACATGTACGTGCTTGCTACTTCACTGGTCACTGTCGCTAGTGTTATATGTAACTACACAGAGACTCCGAAGGATGACGAGTTTGTTGCTAAGGCTTACAAAATCTTAGAGCAGTTTGCTTTCTTAAACAACAAAGCTAAACAGTAAACAAGGACGTTATCATGGTAATGGAAGAGTCTACAAAAGACATGCTAGACGTTGCTGCTGCATCTACAGCGGTGATGTCACTAGCGGCTTGGCTACCACCTACAGCGTCTTTGCTGACTATTGTGTGGTTAGGTATTAGGATATATGAGTCAGATACTGTGCAGGGTATCCTGGGCAAGAACAAACCACTTGACAAATAGCTAAAAATAGTGTATAATATATGACTATATTGAATTCCTTGATAGCCCCTGTTACTAGCCTCTTAGATAAAGTCGTAGAGGATAAGGACAAGAAAAATGCTATAGCGTTTGAGTTAGCGACTATGGCGGAGAAGCATGCACAGGAATTAGCTAAAGGCCAGTTAGAAGTCAACAAGGCTGAAGCAGCACATAAGAGTTTATTTGTAGCAGGTTGGCGACCAGCTATAGGATGGATATGTGGACTAGCTCTTCTATATTCTACCATCTTAGCTCCTATTCTGGGTATATGGGTTACTGTTCCTCCTGTTGACAGCTCCTTGCTGACTAGTGTGTTAATGGGTATGTTAGGACTAGGCGCTATGCGCACAGTAGAAAAAACTAAAGGCGTACAGAGAGAACGATAATGGCAAGAGGCATTACATTAAGCACAGGACGCGCTTCAGGTTTCGACCTGCCCAGAGCGCAGCCTCCTGTGTTCTCAGATTTTAGCACTTTAGCTGATACTGAACTTACTAATGCTTTAGCTGCTTTTGAACCAGAAACTATAGAGCCTGAACAAGAAGCTGAAGAGCTTGGTTATACACCCACTACGTACACTCAGACAATAAGCTCTCAGGACTACGGCGCTGCACCTACCTATGAAACTGCTGACGAAGCACTGTCTAACTACAATGCTTTGTTAGAGGAAGTACAGCAGCAACAAGCACAGACTTCTTCTGTTTACAACTACAACAACTACGATCCAGGTGACTTTGCCAGAGCAGGTTTTAGCGGCCCTTCCTCTGTAGGTGGTCAAGCTGCTTCTAATAGAATAGCTGAGTATCTTATAGAGAACGACATACCTCCCTCTATAGAAGTAAACGGACAAACTCTGTACTTTACAACAGGTGTAGGTGAGAACGCTTTAGCACAGACACTGGGTGATGATTATAGCGCATCAGGGTCTTATCAGTCTTATGGCCCAGCAGGTACTTACTCTACTGTTTACACGCCTCGTGAGGGTGTCTTCGCAGGCATCAACCCGTATCTAAGAGCTGCTCTTGGCGTAGCTACTGGCGGTCTTTCTGAAGGTTTTATATCAGCTACTAATATTATATCAGGAGAAGCTGATACTAGTGATTGGATAAACGTAGCGTTATCTGGAGTTAACATAGCGGGGCAGTCTGGTTCAGGCGGTTTTACAGCATCAAGCGGTTCCCCTATTACTGGCACTACAGCTCCTAGAACATTAGCAGAGATGGCTGAAGTAGGTGATATAATCTCTATTGGGGCAGGTTTTGGAGGCATAGCTGAAGAAGACGATGACGATGATTTAGCAGCAGCCATAGCAGCTATAAACGCAGCAAGAGACTCTGAATTTGGCGTTACTGGTGGCGGCGGAGAAGTAGTAGATATTACTGGTGATGTCCTAGAAACTACTAGAGTAGGGGAAGAAGTAGACCTAGAGTTTGAAGAAGTAGATATTACTGCTGATCCTCTAGAAGTAGAGCTAGACATAAAGCAACCTGAAGTAGAACAACCTGAACAACAGCCCGTACAACAACCTTCAGATTCTAATGGCGGCGGTGGAAGCGGTGGAGGCGGTGCTGATACTGGCGGTGGTGAAACTGGCGCAGGTTCTTCAGGCACTGGAATACCAGAAGAAGGCTCAGGTATACCAGGCACTTCAGGTTCTGGTGGTATTGCTCAGGAAGAAGGATACGACCCTGACCCTCTGCCAGAAACAATGAGTGTTCCTAATCCTGATTTTGATTCAGAATCTAGGGATGTTCTGATACAAAGACAAATTTATGATGCTATTCTAAGGGAGACAGACCCTGTTCTTAGAGAGCGTTTAGAGCAAGAATACGAAAGAATGGGTGGCAACCACCTAGAAGAAGTTAGAGCTGGTGTCCCTAGAGAAGAGGTATATGCTGATTATCCTCCTGAGTACATAGAAGTTCCTTACGAAGAAGCTACGTTAGATGAAGAAACTTTTGAGGCTCGTTATCCTGATGGTTGGTTAGGCGGTTCTTTTGATACTCTAGATGCTAACAAAGATGGTGTTGTCTCTGACACTGAGTTGTCTGACTATGAGCATAACATGGGAAGTGGCCAAGGAGGAGAACCTTCTAACATTGTTAAAGAAATCTTAGACGCTTTAAGATTAGAAGTGGACACTCCTGATCCCTCTACAGGTCTTCCTACAGATACTACAGTAGAAGTAGGCACGACTGCTGGCGCTACTGATCCTGCTGTAGGAACAGGACAAGACCCATCTACTGATCTTTCTACAGGCATTCCTTCTGATACTGCGGCTACTGGCGGCACTACAGGCGCTGGAGGTGCTGGTGTAGGTACTGATGTAGGAGGAGGTGCTGGTGGCGGTACTACAGGCGGTGGCGCAGGTTCTGGAGAAGCAGAGGCAGGTGCAGGTGCAGGAGAAGGAGAAGGAACTGGAGAAGGCAGCGGCACAGGAGAAGGCTCTGGGACTGGGACAGGAACTGGAGAAGGTTCTGGTGACGGAGCAGGCACTGGAAGCGGTACTGGAAGCGGTAGTGGTTCAGGTTCTGGAGGAGGATCAGGCAGCGGCTTAGGAACAGGCGTAGGGGCTGGTAACGCTACACGCACTACAGACTCTCTCTTTGGTGACATGCTAAAGCTAGAAACACAGGTAGGTTCTACGCAAGAGCTAGTACCGTTTAGCTTAGCACCTGTACCAGAGCTAATGCCTTTCCAGTATCAGGAGCAACGGCCTTTAGAACAGTTTACACAGCCACGTATGCTAACAAACGAGAGTGGCTTAGAAATTAACATACCACCACGACAATTAACTCAAGAAGAACTGCTACAGCAGTGGATAGACTCACAGAAGGTTTCTTTGTAATGACATACTTACAACTAGTAAACAGCGTATTGCGTAGACTCAGAGAAGATGAAGTAACATCAGTCTCTCAGAACAGCTACTCTAAACTTATTGGAGAGTTTGTTAATGACGCTAAACGCTCCGTAGAAGATGCTTATGACTGGACAGCTCTGCGTACTACACTGACTGTAACCACAGACGTTACAACCTTTAACTATGTGTTGACTGGCTCACAGAACAGGATGAAGCTGTTAGACGTTATCAACGACACCTCAGACTTCTTCATGCAGTACCGCCCTTCTCGCTGGATGGACAACGCTTTCTTGATTGAGACACCTCCTCTGGGTTCTCCACAGTTCTACAGCTTCAACGGTGTTAACGCTGCTGGTGACAACGCTGTGGACATCTACCCCAAGCCTGACGGTGTGTATCAGCTACGCTTTAACGTGGTACTACGTACAGCAGACTTCACAGAAGATACAGAGACTCTGGCAGTGCCTTCATCACCTGTTGTGCAGATTGCTACAGCACTGGGTGCTAGAGAGCGTGGAGAGACTGGTGGTACAAGTGCAGCAGAGTTGTTTGGACTTGCTGACAGAACATTGTCTGACGCTATTGCTATTGATGCGTCACAACATCCTGAAGAAACTATCTGGTATTC